TGAGCCTCAGTGATTACTCCCACAGGCTCGGGCGTCAGAGGTTCACTGAGAAGTTTCAAATAGCAATAGGTGACTACTACACAGACGCGATCAAGGCTGTAATACAGGATGTTGACTCAGAGGCCAGGTTTATCTTCCCCGACGTCAACTACCTTACGCCCAACTTGACGTTTGACGACAGCACTAGTAATAGGTGGGATGCTTGCGTCGATATGGCAGAGTCATTTGGGCATAAGCTGTATTACGATGAGCGCGGTGTAGTAGTGCTCAAGCGTGAACCTAACCCTGACCGCCAATCAGTTGTATGGAAGTTTGAGCCTAACGAGTTTAACATTATGACTCAAGCTAGCAAACAGCTTGACGACACAGACGTATACAACGTGGTTGTGGTGTCAGGTGAGAATACAGACAATGACGACCCTGTGGTCTATGTTGCAGAGGACGACGATCCTAACTCACCAACATACATCAATGGGCCGTTAGGTCGTATACCTGACTATATCAGTTCGCAGTATGTCACGTCTATGGAGCAGGCAGAGGAACTAGCGTATGCTAGGCTACGGCAAGTAGCCGGTGTTCCAGAAGATGTAACGATAGAATGCGTACCTCACCCAGGGTTACGTGCAGATGATTTGGTTGAAGTTAGAACCGAAGCTGGTAAGATAGATGGTAAGTACCTCGTAGAGTCTACTACTCTGCCTATGGAGCCTGGCGGCACAATGTCGCTTTCACTAAAGACTAAGCGAGTACTCAATGGATAGTAGGCTTAGGCTCGCTAAGGCACTCTCGAGGTATGAGCAGACGCCCTCTATGCGACAGGCTAAGGTAGAGTCTGTCACTGGTCCAGAGCTTACAATTAAGCTGGATGGCGAAAACATTGATAGAGTAAGGTACTTATCTTCGTATACTCCTTCTATTGGTGACACAGTGTGGTGCATTAAATTTGGTCCCGACCTTATTGTGCTTGGCACACTACAGCAGTAGGATATACGATGTCGTCAGTATATGAGGTTAGGTTTATGAGGAGGCACCCCTTGGTTTGGGCTAAATTNTGGTGGCCCATGCTTTTTCTGTCTGCATTGCTTATGTTTATAGCACTTACATGGACAGACGAAGCATTTACTGTGCTTAGACTGAACAGTATTTGGCCTGTGGGGATGGCCTTTTCTGCTACGCTAGTATTTGCAAGTACAGTTGCGCCTTTTAGTGAAAGACTTAGAACCCTTGCAGGCGCTGTACTCGCTACGTTCGGGGGAGTTAGAGCATTCTTCTCGATAGAAGCTGCTCTCTTTGTTGTGGAAGGCGCTGCCGTACCTCAGTTAGCAGTGCAGGCAGCACACTGGTCTATTATTACACTGGTGGGATTGTTTGTTCCTACTTTTGTCGCCGATACTGCATCCCAGGTGGCGGTGGAAGCAGGGAAGGACGATCGTGAATGATCTAATTCCTATTAACAACTTTGTCGAGCTGTTCCGAGTAGGTGGAGCAGGAGCGATCATTGCTTATATGGTAATGTGGCTCTTACGACGAGGTGATAATCTTCAAAAAGACAACATAGCAGATTTGAGGAAACAGCGCGATGAATGGAGGGAACGAGCAGAACGCGCTGAGTCGGCAGAAAGGGAGTTGCAGCGAGAGNTAGCTAGATTACGGGCAGCACTCACAGATGACGACTTTATTCCTTAAAATGTGACCGGGCACCGCATTGTCCCTCCCTGCATAGCAGATGCGGTGTCCGGTCACTTTTTCAACGCCTTAAGGAAGTAGTAGTCCCCCTCAACGAAGCTGATGTAGTAGAGTAAGTGACGCACCGCATCGTTGGCATGTGGCTTGTTAGCTGAATAGAGGTTAATCTTCTTCAGCTTATCGTCATTCCAGAAGCCCTTGCCCTGAGCAGGTGTCTGCATATGCAGCGGTACATCGTTGGTCTGACACCAAAGCTCTATTACGCCTATGTAGTTTCGCGCATCGAGGTTGACCTTACTCTTACTCTGACGGAAAGTAAAGTCTTCGCAGATGACTCGATCAGGCTCGAGAGCGTCTAGAGTTTCCATCAGTATAAGATTATGGTCACGCTCTTCGATTTGTGCGACGAACACCTTGTAGTCGGAGTTCATATAGGCCAACCCTGTAGTACCACCGGGGTCTACACTGACATACACGATCTATCTCCTTTCACAGCCCGAAACCGGCTTCACCTGGCTAGCCCTGTGGGCCGGAAGCGGTTGCCCCGGTGTGATCCGTTGGGTAACCACTCCCGGCCCCTTAGATGGGCTCTCATGGCGTTTGCGCTGGTCAGCGGCTTACGCCGTGACGAGTTCGCCATAACTCGTACCAACTTCTACTTCCACAGGGAAGGGTACGAAGTCAGTGTACAAGTCAACTGCTGTTTGCTCCATAATAGGACGCATCAGAGCGACCGTATCCTGAACCTCGTCCTCCTTGGCAAACACGATTACTGCATCGTGAATGACGTGCCTGACGTCAAGCCTCGCCCTGTGGAGCCTAAGCGCAGCATTCATGTTAATGTCACTAGCTATGCTCTGTGGCTTAAAAGCTAGTGCCTCCTTGTATACGTCTTCTTTGTTGTCTCGAGTAATCAAGTGGAAGCGACGCTTACGACCAAACGGTGTAACAAGAGTATTGTGCTTCTTGAACACTTGGTCGTGAATGTATTTCTGCCACTCGAACAGTTCAGGACACATAGAAGCATACGTATCAAAGATGTGCTGGGCCTCAGTGAGCGGAATGCCTAGACCATCGCTAATGCCGTGAGGGGTCCTAGCATAGTTGACGCCATGCACAACAGACTTAGCCTTGACGTAGTCTTCCTTGCTAAAGTCAGTGCCGTAGATAGTCTCGGCCAACTCAGCATGGACCTTACGCCCTTCGGCCATAATCTGTCGTAGTGAGTCCGACTTAGACTCAGTGGTAACGACTCGAAGCTCGATACCATCGTAGTCTGCGTGCAGCACTTTGTACCCAGGAGGGCACTTAAAGGCATTACGGATACCGGACTCACGAGGTTGGTTCTGTAGATTGGGCCTACGACTAGAGGTTCGCCCTGTGGTCGTAGAATGCAGGTTGATCGTCGTCCTAATCATACCGTCAGGAGAGATCAACTTGCGTAGCCCGTCAATGTAGGTGCTTTGAATCTTGCTCACCTTGCGATGCGAAAGCATAAGTTCGGTGAAAGCAACTAATTGACTAAGCTTAGGATCATTGTAGTAGCCACTGTCTAACTTGCGCTGCGCCAATGATCCGTAGTGTACTAGATGCTCTTTGTCGGTAGATGGCACCTTGGTCTGACCTAAGTCGATCAGTGCTTCCTTGACCTGTTTAGGCGACCTTGGATTATCTACCCACTTCTTGAGTGAGTCTTCTGTGTCCTCTATTTGATGCTTAAAGCTATCCTCGAGATGATCTAGATACTCTTTATCGAGTACCCAACCCTTAGACTCAAGGTGACACAGAAAGTCGCTAAACTCACAGAGCATCTCGTGTAGTTGTCTCTGATCGTCTAACTCTTCGTTAAGGATCTCGTACATATGGTACGTGACGCTAGAGTCAACAGCGTTGTACGTGTACGTGTCAATAGCACACTGAACGTCGCCACTGGTGATCTTCTCGAAGATGCTGTCCCACGAACCGTACTTGTTATGCAAGTCCTCGTCCCAGTTAGGAGCGCCTAGACGTTCCTTAGCTAGGTACTTGAGGCTATGCACACCAGGACGCTCATCAAGACAATAAGATGCGAGCATGGTATCGAAATAGAGCTTAGGCTCTTCGATGATGCCGGCTCGCATAAGCACTTGCAGATCATACTTACCGTTGTGGCATATGATCTTGCGCTGGTCTATAAACTCACCAAACTTGCGCCTGAACTGTTGATCCTGCATAGCCTCAAAGCCAAATACGATTGACTCATCTCGGCTTACAGACAACGACGCACTGATGATAGTTGGATTGACAGCAATGCTTGCATCACTGTCCTTCTCACTCTCGACCTCTAGGTCAAGGGCGACGATCTCATGGCCCGACTCCCACAGGGCGTCGAGTGCGGCGTCGGGGTCATCGGAGATATCTATGTCAGGCCATACGAAGTGGTTGTTGGTTGCGCTGATCTTGCCAATATCATTGACAAGATGAGGGAAGTTGTCAGGGCTTCTGAGTACAGCGGCAGGGTGGATAGTCGGTATGACTCGACGCCCCCTGTGGAAGCTAGGAGGTCCAACCCGTTCCTGTGTGATCTTCGTCTTACGCTCGAGTATGACACTCGCAGCAGTGTTACCGAGGACCACAATGGTACTAGGGTTGACTTCGTCTAGTTCTGCCATAAGCCGAGGCTTACAGGCTTCGATTGCTTCCTTTGGAGGGTCGTCATTACCCTCTGGCCTGCATAGCACTGTGTTGGTGAAGAAGACTTGATTGGCGTTGATCTTGTGATGCTGTAAGACCTTCCGTAGGAGCTTACCGCTTACTCCTACGAAAGGCTTACGGTCCTTGATCTCATTGAAGCCTGGTGCTTCACCAACAAAGGCTACATGGGCATTGAGGTTACCGGATGAAGGACATACGCCGCTTTCTTCGTAGAGTGGACACTCTTCGCAGTTAGCCAGCGGATGCTTCTTCATCGCTCTCCACTCTCAGTCGAACGTACATGTAGCGAGCGAGGTTAGAGATGGCTGCTAGTGTCATCTCAAACTCTGACTCTAGCGTAGGGTCTAGAAACTTTATCTGATCTGTGCGCTGGTGTAACTCCTGACACAGATCATCAAACTCGTTACTGTACCTTTGTATGTCCACGCTCTCTAGACTCCTTTCGCTTACGCTTCTTGCGTTGGCTTGCCGTCTCTAAGCGCCCTGTGGACCGTTGGTCGCCATAGATACGTTGCGGCTTACCCTTAATGTTCATGCCCTTAATTATAGGCTTCATAGCACCAACACAATCTATACAATTCCGCTGACACTGTACGATTCACCCTTTCCTCTGCCCGACCTAGCAATGAGGCCACGCTGCTCAAGAGTGGCTACATTGCCGTCCATCTCACGAGCGGTCAACTTGTACTTACGCATAACCTCAGACCTACTAGCCTTGCCGTTCTTCTCAATGTAGCTACGGATCATCTCGAGTGTACGCTCACCACTGTTAGTGCCAAGATTCTCAGTGATGTAGAGCGTGTGCTGTCGCCACTGTTGAATATACCAAAAAGCACGTATAATGTGCTCTTCTTCGACGACTACCTTGTCGTCCAACTTACTAGCGGCTGCAAGTAGCACAGCCACTTTCAGTCCAGACTTAGATAGACGGTCGAAGACGGGCGTTAACACGTCCTGGTTGTTAGAACGAAGTGCGTCGTTCAGCATCCGGTTAGTGTCAATATCATTGTAACGTGCCCATGCGTCAGCAGTAAGCTCTGCGTTCCATGATGCAGGAATATCAAGTTTGCCCTTTTGTGCTTCGGGCTTACTCCAATAGTGCTTACGCATGTTGTAGAACTTGAGAAGCATACCCTGGCGTTGCTTATCGATGGTATCAGTAGGCGGACCAAGGGGCTTGATCTTAGTTATGTCAGCGGTAGCAGTGATGAAGATGAACCTCGGGATGAACCCGGAGGTTACATGGCTGTGCTCTAACTGCTCAATCATCCTCGATTTGATACCGCCTGTGAGCATAATCAAGATCGGTTCCCGAACTTCGATAGTCTCCTTCCTCAACTGACGACGCATGAACTTTCCGTCGTACAGCTTTGTAAAGGTTTCTAACATACCGGAGTAGTAGTCCTTCTTGCCTACCATCTCCATAAGCCCGGTGAACTCGTCCCTCCAAAAGATCGACGGGCGGCCAGGACGTGTAGATAACGAGGTGAGCAAACCCTCGATCGACCCGTCCGTTGCCAGGATAGCGCCTGAATCTACCTCCTGTAAAAGATCCATCGCAATATCCATAGCCGTAGACTTCCGTGTCAAAGTCGTATCGGCCAAGATCATAAACCATAGGTTCGGAAGTATCGTTCCGAAACTGGTAGGTAATCTCACAGCGCCCGTCAGCAAAGTGGATAAAATAGTAAAGACTCCCGCCTGGTGGTATTGCCATGCGGCGTCGCTCAGGCTGCTTGCCCATTCGACATACTCCTGAGAGATGTCAGGGTTCTCTTCTACCCACTTAGCTTCATCGTTAGTAATGAGTTCCCGAAACGAGTCAGACTTGAACATCGTAATGGGAACAGAATTGGTATTCTGAACGTGCTTGTACGCTCTCGTGACGTCTTTCCACAGGTCGTACTGCTTCCTGCCGTCACGCTGATACTTGTTACAAGCCGCATCCTTAGATACGACAAACGCTTCCTTGGGAGACATACCAGCCTCAAAGAGGCACATCTCTAGCTCCCACAGGGCGTTTGACCAGTCATCCGTGGGCGACTGAGTGAACAGTTCCATAGCCCTGGGTGACAGGTAATACTTGTACTTGTTCAGAACTTCCTCTGCGTCCTCATCACCTAACTCATGGTCCTCGGGGAACCTCAGTTCCTCGGAGTCCTCGCTAACTTCCTCTTCTAGCTTAGGATACTTAGCAAAGTCTCCAAGGCTGTAGCGGTTCTTACTCGAGGACTTAATGACCTTGATGCTTTGAGGTGTTTCGTACTTAAAGTTAGTCGTAAAGGGAATGCGGAGCAACTGAGTAAGGTCCCATCCAGACTTATCGGCACCCTCGTCAACATGATAGTAGGCGATCCTCTTATTGACGACCTCTACATCGCTGGGATGGGCGTAGTCCTTAAGGGACCACAGGGCCTGCTCCTTCAGGTATGACGTGTTCAGCACAATAGTAGGCTCAACGAGCAGGTTTTTGTGGCTACACTTGTCGAGGTCTGCCCACAATACAAGAGGACGCATAGCGTACTGCTTGGAAGCACTGGGCCGACTAAACAAGTGAGGACAGAAGTACAGGTCCCTGTCGAACTGGTGACGAGTGATATAAGCGAGAATGTCGTCTAACTGCTCGGGCCACTCGAAGAATGTTTCTTCGTATGCACCGCTCTGGGTAGACTTGCTAAAGATACGCATGTATCCGTCGCCGTCTACGCCATAGATAAACTTGAATAGCGCGTGGAGTTCTTGCTTCACTTGACCTCCCTCCCAGGACCGGGCAGGGGACGGGTAGCGAGGTTCACTACCCGCCCCCTGTGGACTCTAGTTACGGAGCAAGGTCGTCATCTTCGTCAAGCAGGTGCTCGTTACCCTCGAGAGGGTAATACTTCTTGACCTCGTTGTACTCCTCGCTACCGCGCTGACGGCCGATCTTGATGATGAACTCCTCATCAAGCAAGTCACTACCGTCCTCAGACACCTTGGCCTTCTGGTTACCCGCGAAAGACGGGCAGACCTTAAGCATACGACCAAGCTCGATAGGCTGGTACGGAGGGAGCATGACGTTCGTCCACTCCTTCCGGCCCTCGTACTTACCACCCTGAATCGTCATCTCGACGTTCCAGAAGGGGTTACCAGGGTGCTTGGAAGACTCACCAGTCTCCTTCTCAGTCACTCCGGTAACCTTGACGTGGTACACACCAGGCGGGTTAGACTCAAACTCGCCAAACTCTGAAAGATCAAGCTCGAGGTTAGCCATTCTCATTCTCCTTACTCATTTCACCAGTGAAGTACCCCCAAAGGGTCTTCATGGTTGGGTCACTTACGAACTTAGGCAGAGTACCAGTACGGTCCTTAGCAACCGTGTCCTCTGTCCCTCCGGTGAGCAGTACCCTGATCTCCTTTCCTCCCTTGACCTTGGGGTAGTAGTAGCCAACAATGTCGACAAAGCCGGCAACCTCGTTGGCTAGCTTACCACTGAATGAAGGAAGAATCCTAGTGCGAGCACGCTTGTCATCCTTGTCGTACATTGCATGTGCAGTGTAGACAGTGTTGACCTCTAGGTCGCGGAAGTTACGAACAATGCGCCTAGTCTGCTCGATGTTCTTGCCCCACTCCCTCAATGAAGGGACCTCGGGGTCACGGCTTGTATCTTCCTTCACTACCTGTTGCATAAGTTCGACCATCATCAACTTCTGCATCTCAGTAAGAGAGTCGATAACTACCGTCCGGTAGCCGTGGTCTTCCTTACGCAATTCTTGATAGACCTTGTTGAGTTGCTTACTGTTCTGCACTCGTACAATGTCTACATTGGGATAAGTGTTATTCAGTGAGATGGTGCCGCCCTCTACGTCGATGAGAAGCACAGGGGCCATACTCTCAACCTCTGATGACGAACCGGCTAGCACAGTCTTGCCTACACCTGGATCGCCATAGATCATAAAGTTCATATTCGGCGCAGATTCACTCGCTCTACGAACGTCAAGACCGCCAATGCTAGCAGGTCCAGCGATTGTGTCAATCCCTTCTCCCATTAGTCCTCCCTCTTCCTGAACAGCGTCGAGTCATTCAGCAGGTATTCCTCGTCCGCATCGTCAAGAAAGGCAGCACAGGGAGTACGGAATGGACAACCCCTGCAATTAAAATCCGAAGGGTTCGGATAGATACGAGGGTTGCTAGCCATATCAATCGCTTCGTCCACGATCAATTGGTGCTGAACCCTCTTAGCTGCCTTGCCACGGTAGGTGATAACACGGCGCACAAACTCAGGACCATAGTCTTCCAAGTAGTCAAGGTATTCTTGGTACTTAGAAGGCTCTTGTCCAACTTCTTCACACTTGGCGCGGAACAACTTGGCTGTAGTCTGCTGACGCTTGTCAACCGAGAGTGTACCGTTCTTGTTGACCTTCGGCTCCTTGGGCACAGTCTTCTTGATCTCGTTAAAGATCACACCCTCGAGCTTAATGTCATACAGTTGCTCTACTGCCCAAATGTACGAGCTAGCTTGTGTGTCCTGCTCGTAGTGGTCAGTACTATCGAACTTAGCGCGAGTCTTGTGGTCTACAAGCCAGTACGTATCGGTAGACCTATCATACATAATAAGGTCGATACGGCCCTGATAGACCAAAGGCTCACCGTCAACGTAGATAGTATTACCATCTAGGTCAACGATGGGCAACTCGAAATGCTGCTCGACAGCAATGGGAACCCACGACATATCGTATTCAGCCGAGTAGTTAAAGATGTAGTAGTTGAGCATACCGATACCAAGCTCGTATCGCTCCTCAAACTCTACCTTCATCTCGTCTGAGAGTACGCCTACACTGTCGGCGTACTGCTCCTTCTGCCTGTTCACTGCCTTGGCAAACGCACCGAGAGCCGCTGATGCCTTGACGGCAAGAGGCGACTCCCAACCCTTTGGGTCGTAGTACACTTCCATTGCTTCGTGAAAGGCAATGCCGAACTCGAGAGGTGTGGGGGTCTTAACAGGTTCGTAGTTACGACGGATCTTAGAGCTATAGTCCCACTGCTTACGGCAGCGTCGGAATGTTGCTCGATCCGACGTTCTAATAACGACGCTCACTTTGCCCCCTTTCTTCGTGGATCATATGGTGCGCTGGTTAGATGCCAACCCCAACAACGCTGGCACTTATAGAACCGATCTTCCTCCTTGTCTCTTGGTCGTCGCTTACGCCGAGTTTCAGCAAGTGCTAACTTTGCGTCGATTTCGGTGGGGTATGTCCGCTTCTTACACCCCATTTAGTCTCCAATCATGTTCTTGATCCATGACCACTTCTGTACCAACTTCTGCTTCTTACCCTGGTCTATGGTATCAGCGGCTACAATGTCTATGACCTGAACCACATTCGTCTGACCGCTCCTGTGGAGCCTGTCCTCGGCCTGCCTATTCTCGCCAGGCGACCACTCCCTGTCAAGGAAGATAACAGTGTCAGCGTTTTGGAGGTTCAGACCAGTACCGCCAGTTCTAATTGTAGCAAGCATGTACTTCGCTTTGCCTTCTTGGAACTGGGTAATGTAGCCGTCTCTGAACTGTTGAGGGGTATCGCCAGTAAGCAAAACCGACTCGTCTTTTAGCTCTTCGTAGACGAGGTTAATCATCTGCTTAGACTTCGAGAAGATGACTACTTGCTTGTCCTCGTCCATATCTGAGAGCAACTCGAGTAGCGCACTCAACTTAGTCGAAGGCTTACTCAACTTGATTTCGCCGTTGACGATTCTAACATTGCCTAGTGCGAACTGCTGTAGACGGGCCAACTGTGCAATGACCACAGGGGCTGCTACAGGCTCATCTTCATGCTCGCCAATCCATGACAGCATCTCGCGCTTCATCTCATCGTAGATCCGACGCTCCTGTGGAGACAACTCCACTACGTGCTCAGTGTAAATCTTTTCAGGAAGATCCTTGAGCACTGTGTGCTTGTCCCTACGGATGAAGAATGAATCAATCAACTCGCGGAACTTGTCTTCGTTCTTGGTGCCTACGATCTTCTTGTACTTGTGACCGTTGGCTGCATCAAGTTCGATGAAGTCCACGAAGTTGTGGAAGAAGCGCCAATAGGACTTAAACATGTAGTCCTGGGGGTAAAGCCAGTTGCAGATAGACCATATCTCCGCAGGGCTATTATCCATTGGAGTACCCGTAAGCGCAGTCTTATACTTAGGCTTGAGCTTCTTAAGCGCCTTAGTCTGCTTGGTCTTACGGTTCTTCGCCCTGTGGGCCTCATCGGCAATGACGTGAAGCCACTTAACTTTGGCTAGTTCTTCCCACATCAGACGCAAGCCATCCCAATGAATAACGTATACGTCTGCCTTCTGCTTGAGCAACTTGCTACGATCCTTTGGGTCGATCCTAGCAATCTTAAGGTCAGTGAACATATGGAAGTGCTTAACCCAAGAGTCCACAACCCCGCTCAGTGGCGCGACAACAAGCGTCGGCCCTGTGGAAGATTCCCGCCTAAGCTGATCTAGTACAATGGCTTCTACCGTCTTACCAAGCCCCATATCGTCTGCACAAAGTACATGCGATACGTTTTGGAACTTGTCTATCATCTCTTGCTGGTAAGGCCGTATAACGAGGTTACTCTTTAGGGCCACTATACCTCCTTGGAAGCAACATAACTGGCTTGTCGATGTCTACATGTACAAACTCAAACTGATGAGTATACTCGTGTGTAGTCCATCGTCTAAGACAGTCGGAGCATTCCCTTCGCCTACGGATCGTATCTCCGTTGGGCCTAGTGTCAATGACTTTGACGTTGTAGCTACCACATCTACATTTCATTCTCTAGAAACTCATTCTTGACGTATTCGAGTACACCAATAATCTTCCATACTGGCGCATTCTCGTCAACATTGACTTCTAGACTGTGCTCACCTTGCTCGTTGGTAACCTCAGTGATTTGTACGAGTGTAGTAGCTAGTTCATTCACTGACAATCCCCGCTTCTAGCCCTCGGATACGGCTTTCGAGTTCATTTACCCTGTGTGTGAGATCACTAATTCTCTGATCGTTCTTATTTTCAGGGCTATTAGCGTTGACGACCCTACTGTGAAAGAGCTCAAGTGATGGATCTCTAGTGAGCCACCACTCAGAAGGCACGTTGCCACTGCCTCGACGCTTTTGTACGATGCACTCCATGAGCTTGAGTGCCTTTACTACGTCGCTGTAGTATCCGTGTCCGACAACCTCGTTGCAGAGGTGTGTAAGGCCACCAGTCCAAACGAACGTACTGTCGTCGACCTTATCGGCCTGCTCTCTCATGGCCTCGTAGAGCTTTGTCGCGTGCTTATATAACGCTGGTTCATAAGTCGTCATAGATCCCTCCTCTTATGAGTGCAAGGGGACCATCATACCTGTCATGCGCTTCTCGCGCAAGTGTGTAAATTCGATAGTCTAAATCATGCTCCTTTGCTAGATTGACAATTGACAAGCGTGTTTTAGTCTTGTCCGTGACACAGAAGTACAGAACCTTGGTCGTGTACCCTAACTCACGGTAACCATTAAGCGTTTCTATAAGTACCTTATTCTTGAGGCCCGATCCCGACCCACCNTTCCAATCAGGTAAGGGGACCATGATCCGCAAGAACTTGTACTGCTGAGCTATATCATCAGCGTATAGGTCTGCACCGATGGCATCACCATGTATGAGCACAGTTCCCTCTTGGTATTTTCTTAGCACTCCCTCGATCATCTTACGATCATTCCACTCACGGGAGCCAGTAACCAAGATAGCGTGCTTGTCCATAGTGTCCTCCTAGTAGGGGCGGTGGGACTCGAACCCACACTGTACAGATTTTAAGTCTGCTGCCTCTTCCATTGGGCTACGCCCCCAACCTTCTTAAATATTAAGAGCTTGTAGAGCTTCCTCGAGGTAGTCCTCAGCGTGCTCCTGTCGCCCATCTCTAAGCGCATACAACGCTGTAGAAACGTCAGCCCTTGCCATCCTCATCTTAGTAACGTGGTGGACAGTGCCGCCAAGGTGCTCGACTAGACGCGACTTGGCTTCCTCATCATTGCCGCCAAGGGCTCTAATAATGGCTGACAGATCATACAACGCTTCGTCGGCAATGACCTTCGCAATACTGTCAATGTTTGTCATTTAGGGCCTCTCTCGCTCGCTCCACAGGGTCGCTAGTGCCTTCTGCGATCTCCCTTAGAGCGACCTCGTAGCGTAGCGACAAACGCTCATGGTGACGCAAGTTGGCTTGAGTCATCTTAAGCTCAAACTCTACCAACTGAACATCTGTCATCATTCGCAGACTTCCTCCATTGCACTCTCAAGATACGAGCGACGGTACTGCGTACCAGTGATGTTAGCGCCACCGGACGCTTCCCACTCAATGAAGAAGTGTTGTGGGTTGTCGTACCACCTCATGCACAGTTCATTCTGTACACTTGTAGGCTGCCTATTCCATGAAATCATAAACAACTGCTCATACTCTGATGCCTGCTCAGGCTCAGGCTCAGGCTCTTGGTTATTGCAACCAGTAAGCATGGCTACGATAGCGAACGCGAGTACAATCTTATTCACTACTCTCCACCTCCTCAAACTTGGCATACAGTTCTAGGTCTGCGGCTCGAGGCTCATCACCAATCTTAGCCCGATGATCCTCAATAGCGTTTGCAAGCGCAATGTAGTCCTCTCTAACGTATACGTAGCCGTAGTCTACGCAAGAGTGAACCAGTTGCAACGCTAACATACGGCTCTGTGGGCCTGCTGCCGCAGCGTTCATAATACTGCTATTGAGTTCTTTAATACGAAACTCAGTGTTCTTGTTCATCACAGCATCACCACACAACCACCGAACAAGAATAGAAATATAAAGAGCCCAACCCCGAGCATTATCACCCCGAGGCAACTAATCGCACAACCATCAGCAGCACTTGGATTACTCATTGTTTGTCGCTCCTTTTAGGCATAGGGTCATGTTTACAGTAGCGGCACAACCATAGCCCGTTGTCAGTGTGCTCCCACTCAGCGTCGTGGGCATAATACTCAGCGTCCTCTCGAAGTGACCAAGCGGTCGTATCACTCCAAGTGTTAGGGATGCGAGCTTCGCAGCTATCGCACTCGATCCAATAGTAGGGGGCGCTTCTAATAGCCATCACTAATCACCGTCCTTGGCGTTGAGCGCGGCGCGGGCGATCTGTCT